TTTATGTGCCAAAAGCTTGACTGTCAGGAGTTGATCCGCGTGTTGCTTTAACTTTTTGGTTTTTAAGGTCTTTCTTGCCGTCGTGTCCTTTCTTAGGATTGACGAGAGCGTGTCCTAAATCACCGTCTTCACCAACTTCGTCGGTATAAGAGGCATCTCCATCACCGGAGCTTACTAACTCTTTATGAGCAACTACTTGACGACTCATATCTGAATCCTGAGGGGCATCGGCAACAGTTTCGAAGTCAACGCCTTCACCGAATGGATTATCACCTTCGTCTTCGTCTTCGTCTTCGTCTTCGTCTTCGCCACAACAATCTACTAGCATGTCTCGAAGTTGTTCTGCTAAGTCTCTTGGAAGCTTGAGGGTTACTTCATCTTCATCGCCACCAGCTTCAAATTCATCAAAATCATCATCTTGATCGGGGCCAGCTTCAATTCCGAGGATATCCTCGTCATCCATTACTTCTTCATACAACTTGTCAAATAAACTTTGCGTGCTCATAAATCTATTTATGCTATTCGGCTCTTTTTTCTCTGTTTTTGTCGTAGAAATATTAGGAGATTCTTCTAACGGACTCGGTTTTGCTTTAGCATTATATCTATCATCCGCTTCCTCCGGAGGAACAAATCCATCAGCCTGATCTGGGCTACTTTCTGCCTTACCTAGAATACTTTCACCCTTCGAAGACGCTTTGATTTTTCCTTTTTTCTCTGTAGGAAGATCTTTCGCCCCAGGTCCGTGGCGATTCTCATTTAGGAAATTTTTATTAAGCTCAGAATATAATTGCGCAATGTCTTTTTTATCCATAGATATATTTATATAATTTTCGAAAAATAACCACATAATAGAATAAATAATGTTATGACATTTACAAACAACTCTTTAAATTTAACTCTCTCTGATCCGGAGCTCTTACTTACCGAGCTCAGTACCCATGTTGATTTTATTAGTGCTGGAACTATTGGCGGTTATAATATTAAAGGGATCGCATTTAATGCAATAGCTGCAGGAAGTCTTGCAGGATCTACCGTTACTTTAAGCGCAACAAATGGTATAAAATTTGCTGTTGATGAAGCTTATGATGGTGAAGAACTTGGAATAATTCTAGAAAATAACAGTATTAGTCTTTTTACTGCTACTACCGCTTTCGGTGAAACTAGTTCACAAAACTTAACTGCTGCGTCTACAGATCATAGCTACCCAGAGCTTCGAAGATTGGTAAGACAGGGAATGGTTTAAGTTAACATTGACCATCCTTGAGATTCTAGATCAGATATATCTAGTTCCTCTATAGAATCATTAAAGACGGCGGGCATACCAATATGCTCGCTTTCTTTATCTGCCAATGTATATATCGAGGTAGGGTTAGAGAAATATTGAAGACCGAAATCGTGCGGAGATATTACTAATGGCTTGCCATTTGAATCTCTTTCTTTTACTTCAAAATAGGTCTCCACTATATCATTATGCAATATCATCATGGCCCATGCTATAGCCATAACTCTGTCATCATGAAATCCGGGCTCTGCAGCCCAACTCTTATTCGGCTTTCTTATAAAATGTTTAAATTCACCGAGAGCCTCTTTAGAGTGTAGACGAATAGAATCTAAATCATTCATCCAATACCGTATATTCGTAATAGCGGCATACTTTGTATTGGTGTGAGATATCATTCCTAATTGAGCTTTTCTCCTGTTAGCTTTGCTTGCTCCATATGAAACTATATTAGAATAATTTTCATCATTATATAGTCTATCAATTATTTGAGCCCCTTGGTTGTTTCTTTCTATTAATGCTAATGGATTGCCCCAATTTGATAAAACGTCTTTTACTTTACTACAAAAGTTGTATGGCGATATTTCATTACTTGCATATTCAGCAACCTGTTCGATGTTTTTTAAATCAGTAATATCAAATATTTCAATAATAGACGAGTCCTGACCCACACCTTCAGCTACATCGATACCTGCAACATAAACCCTATCCTCAGAGGGCGATTGGTATATCCTATATGCTCCATCATCTAAAGTATATTCAGGATCGCATAATCTGAGTTTAAATCGCGCAAATTGCTCATAATCGATGGCAGATTGCCCTGCTGCATGGAATTGCAATTCAAACTCTTGTTGCCATAAATCTTCACTCTCTAGAGATTCTCTGGTAGTCTTAGCCCATTCTTCATCTCGTCCAGGTATCTCACTCCAATGAACTTTAGATGGCGCCCATCCATTCTCACCTCTTTCTGCACCAACCCATAGACTATAAAATAAATTATCAGTACCGTTAGGGGTTGATGCAATTAGAATTTTAGATTTTTTTGACGCAGAAATGATAGGATATACAGCTGCCCAAAACTCTTTCATTAAGTGAGCATCAACGTGAGCTAGCTCATCGAGGATCAACAAATCACAAGAACTACCACGACCAGCTGAGCTAGTAGTAGTAGTAATACCTATTCGAGACCCGTTCTCAAATTCAGCCGACGTTTTACCATATTCCTTTACAGGCGGTTTGAGCCAGTTAGGTAAATCCTCATATGCTAGACGTATTCTCCGAAAGATCTCTATAGCAGTAGCCTCTTTGTTAGCTACAATAAGTATTCTTTGATCCTTCATGAAGCATGCCGTCCATAGAGCATAAATCGTCATCAAGGTAGTTTTTCCTATTTGTCGACTTGCAAGTGTAATATTAAATCTATTCTTTTTAAATGTTTCTAATATTCTTTTTTGACATTTATGAAGTTTAATTTTAGATCTCCCTTCACCTGGAGCAATAATATAAAAGAAATTTTGAGCAAAATGCGTAATATTTTTTTCGGATTTCTTTAAATCTCTAATTTGATCGGGGGTATATTCAAATTTAGCCCCTCTCTTAGGTAGATTAGGGTTATTCATGTAATATTGATCTTTATCTGACATTATACTGTATATTTATTAAATAATTATGTTATGTCCATTGATCCGAACTCTAAAGACTTTATGCCCTCTGCTTTAAACAAGGCTATAGTTGACAAATTCTTACTTGTTTTAAACATTCCAAAAGGGTTAAAGAATATAAACAGTAATATACTTAGAAAAAATAAAAATATAAATCTAGATTCCCTGCAGTTCTCGATATGGGGATCAGTTGTACCGTCTATTAATATTCCAGCTGTTGATTTAAAATTTATGGGAGGTAATATGCCTATATCATCTCACGCAAGACCCCCATGGGATCCTGTGACTGTTAATTTTAATATCGATAATATATGGAGCAATTACTGGGTTATATATAGCTGGTTAAATTTAATTAGATCTGATCAAGATGGTTTCTTCGGAGAGTTAACAGACGGAGTGCAAGTCACTGATAACTCATTATCAATAAAGGACTATTCCACCGATATGACCATATATAGCATGGATGAATATAACAGACCTCGAATGAAATGGTCGTATTTAGGTGCTTTTCCTACCAATTTAGGGGATATTAAATTTTCTGAAAGAGAATCATCTCATGTAGAGTGCAATTTTACTTTCCAATTCTCTAGACTTTTATGTGAGCTTATATAAATAAGGCCCTTTTTATAAAAAAATATAGACTATTTTAACTAAATAACCTATATGAGAACAATTCAATCACCGGGGGTCGAGATTCGAGAATTCGATTTGACATCAAGGCTTGCCACTTTTGCAGGCACCGATGTTTTCGTGACAGGTTTTACCCCCAAAGGACCGACAGATGAAATAATTAAACCCTCCAGTATGAGAGAATTTGAGGCTATTTACGGTATACCTCAAACCCCTGCAGAAAGATATCTTTACTACAGTGTAGAGCCATTAATTAACGCTGGAGCAAATGTTTACTTATCCCGTATACCATACGGATCCAACCTAGGTGAAGGATTTGGTACTCAATATGGAGCACTAGTATATCCTGCGATCGCAGTAACACCCAATCAGAGTGATGCTGGCAAATATAATACTGTATCCACCAACCTTGCCTCTGCTTCAGCTACTTATGTCTTAGGTGAGCCTATACACTTCGCACTAACTAAATCTGAATATCTATCTGCGATAGATGGTTCTTCGTTTACTTGGACTAAAACTGCATCTGCTGCAGCTGATATCGATGATATTTCTAAATTTGGTGGGGCGGGTGTCGTTGTTTTTAACAAAGGTCTTACAACTATTAATGATAAGTTTGAAGGTTATTATATTGGATTATCCGATAATACCAACACAAACCCAGCACTAGCTAATGACTCTATTCGAAATGCATATACTATCGGTACAGATTCTGGTTCGAGTGGAAATGGTTCGGACTATACACAGCTTCCAGGATCTAGATTAAACTTCTCCTTAAGCGGTAGTAACGTTTCACTCGGAACAGTCTCTCAAACTCTTGAAAGTACTCCAGGATTTGACGTTCAGGGATCTGATTTTGACGATGTTTTAAGCTTAGGAGTTTTCAAACTCAGACAGTCCCTATTTAGCCCGGATACAATTAAGCTTGATTACTACCTCGAAGACGGGGCAGTTGGATCCTTAGACTATCACAGACAGATAGGAGATACTCTAGGTGGTGATCCTGTTACGTTTCACTTAGAGCCTCGTGTGAACGAAACGTCTAGAAATATTACAGTCATGATTAATGACAATATTTCAAATCGTAGCAGTAGTACATGGTTAGATAATAACGGGGTTCCTGAAAAAGCCGTCCGAATATTCTCTAACAACCTCGTAAGAGACACTTATAATGGTAAAGTGAATAGTTCAACGGATGGAGATAAATATCGCGTTCATTATAATGCGCTCACTGCAACAGATTTTAAGAGCACATTAGGTATTGACAGTATTACTGGTACAACTGTAGATAGTACAGCTGATAACTTATACCCTGTAGGTGCTTACTCTGACGAAACCTTTACTGATAAAAATTTAGGATCTATACCTCTTAAACTTGATCGGGTTTTAGACCTTGTTAGAAACGACGAGGTATATAATATTGATGTTACGGTAGAGGCTGGATTGGGCACCATATATGCAGCAGCTAGCGCCAACAGTACATCTTATTATGATGATATTCAAGTTACAAGCGGTCTTCGTACCGGTCTTAATGCACTTGCGAATACATCAGATTATGATGATAGCATTGCATCTGAATCAGACTTGAGAGGTAATTATAATGCAATCTTTTCTCGATTCCAGCAATTTGCTGAGCTAGAAAGGAAGGATCATATTTTTGTTGCTGACCCGTTAAGACATATTCTTATCCAAGGTGATAATAGTAAAACTATTAATAACCCAAATAAGAGTTGGTCACAGCACATATTTAGCCCTCTAAGACATCAATTCAATTTCGCAAATAGTTCATACGCTTGTACATATGCTAACTGGATTAGAGTAAATGATCGCTTTTCTGGAGCTAATACATGGGTGCCGTTCTCAGGAACCGCTGCATCATTAATGGCTAGAACTGATACAGATACATTCCCATGGTATGCGCCAGCTGGCTTTACACGAGGGAGAGTTCTTAATGCAGATGATATAGCTGTCACTCCTAATCTCAAGCAGAGAGACGATTTATACAAATTCGCGATGAACCCCGTGACTCTATTCCGGGATGGTATAACAGTATTCGGTCAAAAGACTCTACAGAAGATGCCGAGTGCATTTGATAGAATAAATGTACGTCGATTGTTCTTATATCTCGAAAAAGTAACTAAAAATACAGCGAGATATTATGTCTTTGAGCCTAATACGCTATTTACGAGAACAAGAGTCGTCGACGACTTGAGACCATTATTCGAGTTTGCTAAAAATAACGACGGTGTTTATGACTACATCGTGGTATGCGATGAGAGGAATAATACGCCTGACGTTATCGATAAGAATGAGCTTATTATTGATATATATCTCAAGCCTGTTCGCGCAGCAGAATTCATTTTGGTGAATTTCTACGCAACGCGTACTGGAGCAGATTTCGAAGAGTTAATTAACTAATTATTCATATAAACAAAAAAGGGGGAAGTCGTTGACTTCCCCCTTTTTTATTGTTCGCTGCTAATATTAAGATGTTTCGATAATATAGATATCGCATTTAATAATACCAGCGCTTACCATCTGTAAATCCCTCGCCGCAGCTTGTGATACATCCAATACACGACCTTTTGTATAAGGACCTCTATCAGTTATAGATACAGTAGTTTGTAAGCTCTTATTATCTGATCTAACAACTTTTAATACAGTACCAAACGGTAAAGTTTTATGCGCTGCAGTTCTTTTAGAATCATCTAGAGGAATTCCAGATGCTGTAATAGTAGAATTTCTCGGAGAGTTAGTTCTAATCGAATAATGAGAAACAATCCCGCCTTGGTAAAGGGTAGTCTTTACCTTTTCGGTTTGCGCACAACTTATAAGAAATAATAATGGGAATAAAAAAATAAAATTTCTAATCATATTATAAAAATGGTGGAGATGACGGGAGTCGAACCCGTGTCCGCTACAACAGCAATACAACCGTCTACATACTTAGATAATATTGAGATTTAAGGCTCTCGTAGTTTATCAACTAACCTAATGCAAGTATAGCTTACAATCTCTAATAGTCTATTTTTATTACAGGTTTCCTATTGTCATTCATACTCATTACGTTACCCAAATGTTTTAATGAGAATCCACATTTGTTTTTTCAGGCAGCAAGAAGAGCTTCTTCTGGAACATATGCATCAGCATTGTTGAAGATTTGCTCTGCTTCTGCGAGAAGGTCTCTGTACTCTTCGTCAGCAGTTATTTTTTTGATCACTTTAACGAGTTAGATCATTCTCGGTATGCAGGCTGTACTTGATCCGTCTAACGTCGAAACCATTACATCCCCTTGTTACTATTTAATATAGTAAATTAATAAATCAATCAAATTTTAGTCTCCTACCTATCGGATCTCTGCATTACGCGATGCAACCCAGACCCTCTTCCGGTATTGCGACCATAAGGATTATACTTTCTATGCTCGCTAAATTGCTCAGGCGTTACTACTTGCATCTCTCCAGCAGTCTTATGACCGAAGCACATAACTCCCTTTACCTTAGGTACATGCTCAGCGCATGCCATACAATATTTATATCCCGCCTCAATACGGGCAGGCGTTACCGGTTTAAAACAATGAATACATTCCATATTAATATTATAATAGGGTTCCCTTTAGTAAAAATAGTTTTAAATAATATTTTTTTATTATAAAAATTATCTGTTCAAAAACCACTTGACAGTTTTATGAATACCTTGCGAGAACGTATAGGAAGGCTCCCACCCTATATCTTTTTTTATCTTCGAACTATCGATAGCATACCGTCTGTCGTGGCCCGGCCGGTCCTTAACATACGTAATCAATTTATCTAAATCTTTCTTACCAGTCTCTTGCTCAATGATATTCAGGATGCATTTAACAATGTCGATATTTTGTATTTCATTATTACCGCCAATATTATATGTTGCACCAGCTTTACCGTTTTTAAACGCGCTAATCAAAGCATCGCAGTGATCGCCCACATACAGCCAGTCACGAATCTGCTTACCGTCACCGTATATCGGCAATTCTTTACCTTCGAGCGCGCGATTAATAATGCATGGTATTAACTTTTCCTCATGTTGTCGTGGCCCGTAATTATTCGAACAGTTTGTTACTACAGTATTTAGACCGTACGTTCTGTGCCATGCTCTAACTAAATGATCAGATGATGCCTTAGATGCAGAATATGGAGATGATGGATCATATGGGGTTTCCTCTGTAAATGCTGCAGCTTCTAGCGCTAGATCTCCATATACTTCATCAGTACTAACATGTATGAATCTTATATTAGGTGCTAGCGCGCGCGTTATCTCAAGAAGTTCGTAAGTACCTATAATATTAGTCTCAATAAATTTTCTAGATGACTTAATAGAGTTATCGACATGAGACTCAGCTGCGAGGTGATATATTCCAACTGGCTTATATTCTGAATATATATATTGTAAAGCGCGTATATCAGAGAT